TTCTACATTCAAACCTACAGAGAGAAGTAAGTATGATCTGTTAGTTAACCGTGCAGAGGGTTCTCTCAAGCAAGCATCTAGATTCTTAGACATCCTACAGACGAGTGGTGAGGGTAAGTTTATGCTTGCTGCTATGTTCAAGGTATATTTCAACTCATTTATTAGGACTGGTAAACCTATCACAAATGCACAGCAAGTTGCACTAGGATTCTCTGCATTCTATGCAGCAGCACTTGATAAAGAGATCAGTCTGAAGAAGCAAGAGACAACCAAGAAAAAGTATGCCACTATTAAAGAGAATGGTATGAAATTCTTGAATCAAAATGGACGTGCTGTGTATATGACTGTTGCATCTTATATGAATATCACTGCTGCCAAGGCGGTTATCATCAAACAACTCAACAAAGTCAAAGATATTGGTACATATATTAAGACTGATAATGGATACAGAGTCACTGCACCAGAGGGTTTTGTAGCAATCAAATCAGGTTCTGCACTTAAAATTGTAGACCGTTTGGAGTTCTCTAGAGCGAACTTCACAGTAGAAAAAAATTGGGGGTGATAAATAGAAATGGAAAACACTAACATATCAATGAAGTTCAGTCAGTTTATAACTGAGGCACGCACCGCTGCAGGTGAAGTTGCTGCTAAGAGAGGACTCCAACACGCAGGGCACGGTTACTATGCTGATAGGCAAGGTAACATTGTTGCTAAGTCTGAAGGAGGGAATCGTCTTGTACCTGTATCAGGTAAAGAAGCAGAACAAGCACAGAGTGGAGCAAGTCAAGGTGCAGCAGAAGATGAGCATATTGAAAGCGGAGAAGGTCTTGGACATATTGCTCTAACCTTTGGACGTTTCAATCCTCCTACTGTTGGTCACGAGAAATTATTGAACACTGTTGCTGAACAAGGTGCTGATAGTTATAGAATCTATCCATCACGTACTGTGGATCCTAAAAAGAATCCATTGGAACCTGATGTTAAGATCGATTTTATGTCAAAGATGTTCCCGAATCATTCGGATGCTATCGTTAATGATGGCGATATGTCTAACATCTTCAATGTACTTTCTAACCTCAATCAAGAGGGTTACTCAGAAGTAACGATGGTTGTTGGTTCTGATAGAGTATCAGAATTCAAAGCATTGCTTGAGAAGTACAACGGTCAGGCATATGAATTCGAGACACTGAATGTAATGTCTGCAGGAGAAAGAGATCCTGACGCAGAGGGTGTAGAAGGTATGAGTGCTTCTAAGATGCGAGCGTTTGCAGCATCAGGAGACCTCGAAGGTTTTGCTCAGGGTGTACCTAGCAATGCAAAGAAACTTGCTGAACAACTAATGATGGAAGTTCGTGCAGGTATGGGTATTCAAGAACAAGAACAGGAAGAAGAGGTTTCTGAACTCTGGGACATCGCTCCTAAGTTGGATCAGGAAAATCTTCGTGAAGCGTTCTTCGAAGAAAAAATCTTTACAGTTGGTTCTATAGTGGAGCACTTAGATACAGGTGTAAGAGGAACAATCGTAAAGAAAGGAACTAATTATGTAATCTTTGAGACTCCACAAAACTATCGATTCAACGTTTGGTTGTCTTCTATTATGGAAGTCAAAGAACTACACAAGTCAGCAGACGATGGTAGTGGAAACGACTGGAAGATAGGCACTGACACATACAGACAAGCAGTTCAGGCAATGACACCTGGGCAGGGAGTCAAGAAGTTCAGTGATTTTAGAAAGACTAAATAGTATTACGCAAATTTTCGACAGATGGATTTAAAATTAACTTCGAAACTGCTGAAGTATTCACCAGCAGACGTACAATCAGTAACTTACGTTGTTGAATACGCAGAGCATAACTACACTGGAGAGGCACGTGATGCCTATCTAGAGAAGCGTCTTGTCACACCAACTGAGAAGGCAATCGCTGAAGTTATTATCGAAGGAAAGGCAGGTCTTTGGTCAAATATTCACGCTAAACGCAAGCGTGGTGAAGCACCTGCTAAGAAGGGTGACAAGGATTATCCTAAGACCCTAAACGTTGAGCATCACGAGAAGGATGCTGACGGTAAAGTGATTGAGCACGAAATCGAAGCAGATGGAACTCCATCTTCAGTAGAAGAAGGTAGTGCATATGGTATTACCAAAGGATCTGGTAAGGCAGGTGGTGCTATGAAAGATTTCCTTGATAAAAAAGCAAAGAAATTAGAAGCAGCACAAAAGAAACAGAAACCAGAGTACAGAAACAACCCTGCGTTTGGTGATCCATCACATCATTCTAATGCTAAGAGTAAAAACGAAGCGTTAGAGATGTCTAAAAAAGATTATGATAAAATTCACAAAGATTTTAAGTCTGACGATCCTAAGAATCCAAGAACTACTAAGTATGTTCCAGGCAAAGGTACAGTATCAATGCCTGTGAAGTTCAAGGAGTCTGCTAATGCAGCAACACTTAACAACAAACCAAGTGCTGCATCAAGTAAGATCGACACCCCCAAAGAAAAGCAGTCCACCGTTGATCCTCAGTGTGAGAATCAAAGATCTATCAAAGCAAAAGGTGCGACTCCTAAAACTGTGGTTGGGGAAGGACTTAAGCAAGCACGTAAAAACGTCGGCGCTAGTACGTGTTGGGACGGTTACGTTGCTAAAGGTACCAAGAAGAAGAACGGTAAAGACGTTCCTAACTGTGTACCCGCTAACGAGGAATGGGTATGGGATGTTGTAGATGAACTCGGTGACGAGTTTGACATCCTTACAGAGCAGGACCTACAAGATGTTGTTGTAGAGGCACTGTTAGATTTCGATACAGAACAGAATCTAACAGAAGCACTCGACATCTTGGACGGATTCGAATTGCTCACCGAAGATTATTACGACTCTGCTGTAAAAGCATCTAAAGATAGTGCAAAGCGTATCTCTAGAGGCAAGCGTGTAGAGCGTATGAAAAATGCTGCTTCCAAGGCAGGTTCTATCGTAAAGAAAGGACTTGCTAAGGCAGGATCTGCTGCTAAAGCAGGTGCTAAGGGAGCAGCAAAAGGAGCAGTAAGAGGAGCAGGTTATGCTACTGGTGTAGCACAACGTGCAGCGTCCTCTGCTAAATCTGAATTTCAGAAAGGCAGAGAGCGTGGTCTCAAAGGAAGTTCTGCTTCTAGTTCATCATCTGGAAGTTCATCTGGATCCTCAGGTGGATCATCTTCTGGATCATCTTCTCCATCCTCTTCAGGATCTGCACCTACCTCAACAGGTGGTTCAGCAGAGACTGGTACCAAAAAGAGATCTCTTCTCAGTCGTGCTGCAGGTGCAGTCGGCAGAGGTCTTAAGAAAGCAGTCGGCGCTGGCGTAGGCGCTGCTAAAGCAACTGGTAAAGCGGCAGGTAATCTTGGTAAAAAAGTTATTGGTAAAACCTCAAGAGCAATCTCTAAAGGGTCTGATAAACTCGCAAGAAAACTAGGAGAAGAGTCTACTATGGACGAATCAAGAACAGATAAGGTACGTCGCCTTATGCAAATGCAACAAGAAACTGTCGATCACGACAACGCACAGGCACGTATTCCTGATGCTGCGTCTTGGAGAGACAGACTTGCTTACAACAAACAGATTATGGAAGAACCAACACCCGAACAACTCAAGAAGAGAGCAGTCCTTAAACAAACTAAGGATCTTACCAACAAAGGTAAGCACAAGGAAGCATCTGAATTATTCAAGAAGAACTTCCCTAACTTCGGAAAGTAGCAATGGGTAAAAAATCAAAAATTATTATCAACCCCCAGAAGGAATTACTGATGAAAGAGTCAATCCGCGCCCTTCTTCAGGCAGAACTCGCTGACCTGAAAGAAGCATCTAAAAAGAAACTCGATCCTGTCGGAAAAGAAGACAAGGATATTGACAACGATGGTGACCACGATAAATCAGATAAGTATCTGTTGAATCGTAGGAAGACTGTTAGTAAAGCAATGGGAAAGAAAACCCATATCTGTGCTAAGTATGTTGAGCACGCTGAATATGGTCTATGCTATACAATTCCTGAGGCACATACCTTGGCAGAGATGGCAGAACCTGACGAGTATGGACATACTCACGCTGTTACCCACTACGACATCGTAGATGAGGCAGAGCAAATGTATAGTAACGTTCCTGTCACTGACCTAGATTTGGTTATTGTTGAATCGCATAAACACTAATGCAACGCTTTAAAGATTTCATCAGTGAATTGAATCGTTACGAGAAAGAAACTGGCAAGTCCACTGGACGTGTCCCTGGTCGTACTGGTCTCAATACTCCTGCTGCAGGAACCCCCACTCAAAAAGGTGGGTCGGGTAAGTCTGCTGTATCTAACGTCAAGCAGATGATCCGTAAGATGCACGGTAAACCTACAGGTCAGCAGAAGCAAGCAAAAGGTGTTAAGTCTGATGCTGGTACTGGTAAGTACAAAGCAATGGCAGACAAAAAGAAAGAGACTGCCTCTGATGCTAAGAAACGTGGGTTCAAAACCACTAAAGATTATACTAATACTGTGGCACGTTATGGTGGAAAAGATAACTATGACAAGGGTCGCGGACTAGGGTCCTGATGGCACATATATAGAGTAGGTTTCTCTCTATTAATTATGACAAAATTCCTTCTACCTTTCGCAATTAAAATTATCGACGCAGCAGTTGATAAAATTCCAGATAATATTGATGACTTGATTAAGAAATTGATCATCTCATTAGCAAAGAAAGCAGTATCAAGAACCGACAATAAAGTTGATGATCAACTAGTTGAGGCACTTGAGAAAGCGCTATTCCCTACAGAGGGTTAGTCTCTCAGACACTAGGGACCTACGGGTCCCTTTCGTGTTTGTATAAATAAAATATAGGAAACATTCGGAGTAAATTAAGATGTCCGTTTTCGGAAAAATCGACGCAGCAACGTTTTCCAATAATGTCGCGGTCACAAACGGTGACGCAACAGTTACTAAGAATGCCGCCGACACCGTTGTTGTCGGCGATGTTCTGGAATTGGCAAGTGTTGCTTACATCGTTAAACAGGTTACAAGCACAACTGCAGTTGAATTGCATAAAGTATATGCAGGTAGCACAAACTCAGGTTTGGCAGGTGCTGTAAGGAGAACACCTCCTAAAGCAGTCGCCGAGTATGTCATCAAAGGTGGAGACACCGTGGCATATGACCTAGTGTTTGTTGACACTACAGAGATGGTACTAGCAGAGAACAAGTCTCGTGGTATCTCAGGTCCTGGTTGGTGGTTGTATAACACATACACAACTGCAGCAGGTGACACACGTCACAAGGCAGAGTGTCTTGCATTCGTTCACGCGACTGCTGCCGCTGCTGGTGACGACGCTGATGATACAGTGGTAGCAGACGTTGCTTCTGCTGTGACTATCACAGGTCAACCCGCTAACTCTTCCTCATCTTCAGGTGCAGGAACATTCGCAGTTACTACAAGCACAACTGGTACCCCAGGAGCATTGGTCTACACCTGGCAGAGACAGAAAACTGGATCTACTAGATGGACTAAGATCACTGCATCTCTTGACACAGGTATTACATACGCTGACTTCACTACAGCAACTCTTGCTTACAGTGGACTTGCTGGTGATACACTTGACGGTTACAACTATCGCGTTAAAATCACCTCAGCAGGTGGTACAGAGGAAGTTATTTCTAATGGCGCAGGTACATTGACCTTCAGTTCATAATAATAAACCCTCTTTGTAATGAATTTGAATACTCTCACAGCGGACAACTTTATGATGTTCGCTATGAAACACTACGATAATCCCCAGTCAGTAACATACGATGATTTCCTAGAAGATATGATGCGCTTCAAATACTTGAAGCGTCTCTTCGGGAGATATATTAAGACTGGGGTTCTTCGTAACCATTTAATACTGAATCATTTGATCGTATTATTCAATGTGTTTGGTGATGCCGCAATACCTTTGTTAGTCTATAAGGTTGACAAACAATATTGGGACATCCTTAAAACATATTTGGTGTACTTAAATAGATACCCCGAAACTGGATGTGGGACGCTAGATTATGTGGAAGTTGATCCATCCGTAAGTAAACAATTGAGTGACCTCTGATGCCTGCCAAGTCTGTAGCACAACGCAAATTTATGGGGATGGTACGTGCCACCCAAAAGGGAGAGATGGATAATCCATCGCCTGAGTTAGAGCGTGCTGCAAAAGATATGGGAGCGAAGGCAGTTAATAAGTTTGCTAAAACAAAAGAAAAGAATTTACCTCAGAAGGTTGGGGAAGGTTATGGTGTTGGTGGTACTCTGATGTTCTCTGGAACCCCAGGTGGATCATCTCATAGTAATACTAGAGTGGGTAGTATCAATAAGAAAGATACCAAGAAGAAGAAAACTAAGGAAGTTGAAGAAGGATACAAAGGAACTGCTGATCTTAGTCATATGCAAACACCAGAGCAAAAGAAAGCAGCAGATGAGAGATTGAAAAAAGCGAATAAGAAATCTTATCGTTCAGTTAAAGAAGAAATTCGATCTGTTGTTGAAGCAAAGTATGAGACAGGTGCTTCAACTTATGGCAAAGCATCTATTAGAAACAAGAGAGCATTTGGATATGGTGGCAATGCTAAACCTCCTGCAGAAAGAAGCGCTGCTATGACAAGAAGGACTGATGAGCACAAAGCAAGAAGGAATGTAAAGAAGGGAAACAAGTATGGTTCTCCTGATAGATATAAACCAACTGTTGATGGTGCACCTAGTGATGAATATAAAAAGAATAGGTACGTCACAAAGGAAGAGATGGATGCAATCCTGCACGAGATTGCATACACAGGACCTAACAAGGACGAGAGAAAGGTTATCAAGAAAATGGATAACAAAAAGTATGCTGCGAAACTAGCAGACTACGAAAAGAATATGGATCCTAAGAAGCGTCAAGCACTTAAGGACAAAGCAACCAAGGGTATGAAGTTCGTGCACGAAGATGCACCTACAAATGGTACAGGATCAGGAGCAGATGGAGCAGGATTCTCCTCTGATGCTGATGAGAATGGACCTACCGCAGGTATGGATCAACCATTGGGTGGTACTATGAAGAAGATGAAAGGACACGGTGGTCTGACAAAGAAGAAAGCAAAGTGTAAGAAATCTCCAGATGGTATAAATAAGATTTGTGAGTCCACTGAGGCAAGATACTTATCTTTCCTAGTACAGATGGAGGACGTTGAGTTTATATTCCAGGGCAAGTCACCTGCTGATGTTAAGATTAGACTTCGTAAAATCTATAGACCTGAGAAGTTGAAGGGTGTAAAAATTACACGTATGCTTCCTGCTCAAGTCCTGCATTATTATTGGGAAAAACGACAAGCATCAATGTAAATGTCAGACATTAATATCGCTATAATTGAACGCCTAGAACGGGTGGTCGATTCGTTACAGGAAAATTCTGTACGAATGGGTCAACTTCTTGCTGTGCATAATGAAAAACTCAGCAAGCAAGATAAAGTAGACGAAGTATTATTTGAGAAGTTAGATAGACTATCTACTGATTTCAATAGAGAGACAGATGCTATAAAGAAAGGATGCGAAAGAGATATAAGAAAGGTAGATGATAGACTTAGACTTATGGAGAAGAAGATGTGGTCTATATTTGGTGCTCTTAGTATCATAAGTTTCCTTGTCAGTCCTATAGGGCAGGCATTTATAAAACCTGTGTTGACACAAACCGATCAATCAAGTATCATTAGAAGCGTCGATCAATAATTTTAAGTTGGAATGAGTTTCATTGACATCAAGTACGCTCGCATTGTCGGGTCAAGACTTGATAAGTTCAAAGAGAAAAAATCAACCCTCTATAATTTCAGATGCCCCTACTGTGGAGACTCCCAGAAGCAGGCATCTAAAGCGAGAGGGTATTTCTTTACCAAACAGAATGACATTATCTTTAAGTGTCATAACTGTGGGGTAGGAAGAACTCTTGGCAACTTCTTAAAAGAACAAGCGAGAGACATATACGAATCCTATATTTTAGAACGATACAAGGATGGATTGACAGGTAGAAGAACACGGGTTGCCAATCCAAATCCAGATGTCTTCAAAGCAAAACCAGTATTTAAAACAGGGACTAACCTTCCAAATATTTCTAGTCTAAATAATGAACATCCCGCAAGAAAGTACCTTGAACAAAGAGGCATTACAGGGTCGAAACTCGACCTCATCTACTATGCAGATAAGTTCAAAGAGTACATCAACTCGCAGAAGCATACATTTGACAATCTCCAGAATGATAGACCCCGTATCATCATTCCGTTAATCGATAAAGACGGACAATGGTTTGGTGTACAGGGTAGATCCCTAATGCCCAATTCCAGACTCCGTTATATAACCATTCTTTATAATGAAAACAAACCAAAGGTCTTTGGACAAGACAGACTTGATCCAAACAAACCAGTCTACCTCGTGGAAGGACCGTTTGATTCCCTCTTCTTGGAAAACGGTGCTGCTATGTGTGGGTCCGATCTTGATCCTAGGTCGCTTGGTTGGAGCGATTGTGTTTATGTTTTTGATAACGAACCACGTAACAAACAAATCACCGACAGGATCTCAGGGACCATCGACAGAGGTTACAAAGTAGTAATCTTCCCGTCAGGTATCCAACAAAAGGACCTTAATGATATGGTTCTTGCTGGACACAACGTACAAACCCTGGTAGAATCAAATACCTATCAAGGATTACAAGCAAAATTAAAATTATCTCAATGGAAGAAAGTATGAACGTAATTAAAAGAGACGGTATCGCCGTCCCTCTCAACCTTGACAAGGTACACAAGATGGTTGAGTTAGCGTGTGATGGTCTCACTGGTGTAAGTGAATCACAAGTTGAGATGAATGCCAATCTACAGTTCTTTGATGGCATCAAGACATCCGAAATCCAAGATATTCTTATTCGCTCAGCGAGTGATCTAATCGATTTAGACGCTCCAAATTATCAGTATGTAGCAGCACGTCTCCTTCTGTTTAACGTACGCAAGCAGGTCTTTCCAGAGTGGGCAGACGAGGTTGGTTATCCACATCTCCAAGACCACGTACAGCGTTGTGTAGACGCAGGAGTATATGATGGCAGCATCCTAAATAAATATAGTCCTATAGAGTGGGATTGTCTGAATAGTTATATTGACCACGAACGTTGTATGGGTTTTACCTTTGCAGGGTTGAGACAAATTGTAGATAAGTATCTAGTACAGGATAGAAGCACTGGGATTCTTTATGAGACACCTCAGTATATGTACATTATGGTTGCGGCAACACTCTTTCAAGACTATCCAAAAAATTCTAGACTTGAATATGTACAACGATACTACACAGCAACCTCCAAAGGGAAAATCAACCTCCCAACGCCAGTGCTCGCAGGAGTTCGGACAACACTTCGTCAATTTGCATCTTGTGTTCTCGTTGATGTTGATGACACCCTCGATGGTATCTTTAGCAGTGATATGGCTATTGGTAAATACGTCGCACAACGTGCTGGTATCGGTATCAACGCAGGCAGAATCCGTGGCATCAACGCTAAAATCAGAGGTGGAGAGGTACAGCACACAGGTGTTATCCCCTTCCTCAAAAAGTTTGAATCAACTGTACGTTGCTGCACGCAAAACGGTATCAGAGGTGGTTCTGCTACAGTTCATTTTCCTATCTGGCACCAAGAAATAGAAGATATTCTTGTTCTCAAGAACAACAAAGGAACTGAAGATAACAGAGTCAGGAAACTTGACTACTCTATTCAGATCAGTAAACTGTTCTATGAAAGATTCATTCAGAATGCGACGATCTCTTTATTCAGTCCTCACGATGTCCCTGGTCTATATGATGCTTTTGGGACTGATGATTTCGATGCTCTCTATGAGAAGTACGAGCAGGACGAAACGATTACTAGACGCACCATTGATGCATCGCAAATTGTTCTCTCACTATTGAAAGAGAGAGCAGAGACTGGTCGTATTTACATTATGAATATTGACCACTGCAATAGTCACTCTTCATTCAAAGATAAGGTTAGTATGTCTAACCTCTGTCAGGAGATCACTCTTCCTACAGATCCTATCTCTCACATTGATGATGACGGTGGTGAGATTGCATTGTGCATCCTCTCTGCTATCAACGTGGGTAAACTTCGTAACCTCAATGAGATGGAGGAACTATGTGACCTTGCAGTACGTGGTCTTGAAGAACTAATTGAATATCAAAATTATCCTGTTAAGGCAGCAGAACGTTCTACTCTTGCACGTAGATCACTTGGTGTTGGTTACATTGGACTAGCACATTACCTTGCTAAGAATGGTTTTAATTATGCTGATCAAGGTGCTTGGGATCTAGTTCATAGACTAACTGAGTCCTTCCAATTCAATCTACTTAAGGCATCCAATGCTATCGCTATGGAGAAGGGTGCGTGTGAAGGTTTCCAACATACAAAGTATGCCGATGGAATTCTTCCCATCGATACATATAAGAGCGAGGTAGATGAAATTTCTAACGTAGAACTTGCATATGATTGGGATAGTCTTAGGGAATCTATCAAACAGTTCGGACTCAGGCACAGCACTCTGTCCGCACAAATGCCTTCGGAGAGTAGTTCCGTTGTGTCAAACGCAACCAATGGAATCGAACCACCTAGAGACTACCTGTCCATTAAAAAATCAAAGAAAGGACCTCTTAAGCAGATTGTTCCAGGTTTCCCGTACTTAAAAAATAAGTACACTCTACTATGGGAAATGCCTTCCAATGAAGGTTATATTAAAATCGTCGCTGTGATGCAAAAGTTTTTTGACCAAGCAATCAGTGGCAACTGGAGTTATAATCCAGGAAATTATCCCGATAACGAAGTACCCTCTTCCGTTATGGCAATGGACCTATTGAACACATACAAATACGGTTGGAAAACATCCTACTACCAGAACACTTATGACAATAAGAAAGATGGTGAGGAAGAACCAACAGTGCAAATCACAAACAACGTAGATCAACTAGTAAACGAACTATTGGAGGCAGAGGAAGACTGTGACAGTTGCAAAGTTTAAAATCTCCGAAGGAGATCAACGACCCAAGAAAGGCATCGACAAAATTACAGTATTTAATAAAACGAAACACGATACAAAAAAGCAACCAATGTTCTTCGGACAACCTCTTGGTGTCCAGAGATATGATGCGTTTAAGTATCCTGTGTTTGATAGACTAACCAATTCACAATTAGGATTCTTTTGGAGACCCGAAGAGGTATCTCTCCAGAAGGATCGCTCTGACTTTCAAGACTTATCTGATGCACAGAAGCACATCTTTACTAGCAATCTAAGGTACCAGATCCTCTTGGACTCTGTACAAGGTCGTGGTCCTGGAATGGCATTCATTCCATATTGCTCACTACCTGAACTTGAGTCTGCGATGATTGCGTGGGAGTTTATGGAGATGATCCATAGTCGCTCTTACACATACATCATCAAAAATGTTTATGCAAACCCTGAAGAGATCTTTGATACTATTCTTGATGACGAGAAGATCGTCGCACGTGCTAAGTCTGTGACTGAAGCATATGATGAGTTCATCAACTACGCACAGGAATGGGGACAAGGCAACTGGTGGAAGTCAGATTGGAAAGATTCTCCTTCTGCATTCTGGGAGAAGAAAGAACTCAAGCGTAGACTCTATAGAGCAGTTATGAATGTGAATATCCTTGAGGGTATTCGCTTCTATGTTTCATTCGCTTGCTCTTTTGGATTTGGTGAACTTAAAAAGATGGAAGGATCTGCTAAGATCATTTCACTTATCGCACGCGATGAGTCACAGCACCTTGTACTTACTCAGAATATTTTGAACAAGTGGAAGGAAGGTGACGATCCTGATATGATCGACATCATCAAAGAAGAAAAGCAGAACGTCTTGGAAATGTTCCAACGTTGTGTAGAAGAGGAGAAAGATTGGGCAGAGTATCTGTTCAAAGATGGTTCTATGATCGGACTCAATGCTAAACTTCTCGGACAATATGTTGAGTGGACTGCTAATCGTAGGATGAAGGCAATCGGTATCGATCCTATCTACGATATTCCTGCTAGAAACAATCCACTTCCTTGGACAAATCATTGGTTGAACTCTAAAGGTCAACAGAATGCACCACAGGAAACTGAGATTGAATCCTATGTTGTAGGAGCAATTAAACAAGACATCAAAAAAGATACATTCTCTGGATTCAAACTTTAATTATGTTTATTGGTGAAGTCCCGACCTCTGTGTCGGAACCCATCAAGGCAAGACTATTGAATAGTCCTTATTGGCCTTGGTATATGATTACTGAAACAACTGGGTATGATCCTAAGTTCAATGATTCTATCCCCGATGAAATGTCGGGGGAGGATCCTCAGTTTCAACACACAGTAGTAAACAATCAAGGAGAGATCTCTTCCCAACACGCTTGGGATATTGTTGTCGAACCTTTGTGGAAACATATATCTGAAAACTTTTCCGATGAACTTGGAGACTTTGAAAAGTTCAGACGTATCAAAATCAATCTATTAACTAGGAAAGAGTCAAAGCATTTATACCATACACCACACGTGGATTATGATTTTCCACATATGACGTTGTTGTATTATGTGAATGACTCGGATGGTCCTACGTTCTTCTTCAATGAAACGTATGATGGATCACGTAAAAAACTGACGATGAAAACTAAGATCGAACCACGTCAAGGGAGGTTTGTTATCTTTGACGGTCATAATTTTCACGCGAGCAGTAATCCGCAATACAATGACTATCGATGCATAATCAATTTAAATTACATCTCAAGTTCCTCGGGCAACTTAAGCGGGATCTTAAACGAGATAAGGGCATAGGCACGCAGACGCAGTACCGTACCAACAGGAAGCGTAACAAAAAGAAAAAGATTGCTAAATAATACAGGATATGTTATCATATCCATACGTTCATCTCGCAAGAGACGCAAGTAAGTCGCGGAACGGAGCGTTCATCCCTATGTTTGGACCATTATTATGTTAATGCATCTAATGATTTTAGCGTATTCAGATCTCCATTGTGTCGATGCTGCTGTACTGATAGGTAGAGTTGCTAAGCACGAACAGTTATCTAGACAGGTAAAGGTTGAGATCGTTCAAACCATTCAGGAATCAACTCCTGAGTGTCCGTGGGACGCAAACGACTAAAGGAACGGACCTAAAAATCCAACTACTTTAGGAGTAACCAAATGGAACTTATCACGTATAGAGGCGTTAAGTATAACGCCAAAGAGTACAAAGCAAAGGTACTTGCCGAAGCATCATCAAACCGCAACCACGATTTGATGTACAGAGGCGTCAAAGTTGAACGCAAGTTCGCATCAAAGAGTTAAGATGGATCTATCATCACCGCTAATGGTGGTGGGACTCATAACATTGGGATCTGCCACGTTCCTAACCTTAATCTATGCAGAAGTAAAATTCTTGCACCAGTGGGGTTAGGACCGTGCGACTCAAGATCTCAATAGATTATGGGTTGCCAGAGTATGACGAGAATAAACACAATCCCGAAAAGGTCTTCGCCTTTCTTTGCTATCGGGGAGTGTACTATGCCAAATGGTGTAAAATAAACTTGTCATTCAATCAAAACACTTCGGTCAAATAACTTCGTGAAACGCACACCCTTTTCAAGGGTGTTTTTTTATGCTAGGATATATAATATTAATATAATAAGGTACTACCCGAATGAAAATCTTCCTAGATTGTTCGGACCCCGAACTTATCCATCACGCAATGGAAACTTGTCTCATTGATGGTGTAACTACTAACCCTTCTCTTATGTTGAAGGCAGGTAGGAAACCTAGAGACGTGATCCAAGAAATCAGTGATCTTTTTTCTTGGGATGCTTCAATCTCTGCAGAAGTTATGGGCGATACAGCAGAAGAAATGATTGAAGCAGCAAATGAATACTATAGTATTGCCCCCAACGTCACAGTTAAACTTCCCTGTACAAGGGAGGGACTGATTGCCTGTAGTGATCTCTCATCCGATGGTATCAGTACAAACGTAACCTTAATTTTCTCAGTCTCACAAGCAATCCTCGCTGCAAAAGCAGGAGCATCTATGATGTCTCCTTTTGTTGGTAGACTGAATGACAATTCTTTCTCAGGTATATCACTAGTTCAAGCAATCTCTAGAGTCTATCGTATGCACGATGTAGATACAGAGATCCTTGCTGCATCTGTACGCGAAGTGCACCAAGTCGCACGTTGTTTTGATGCAGGAGCAGACATTGTGACTATGCCATATCAAGTGTTCAATAAAATGTACAACCATATCTTGACAGACAATGGTCTAGAGAGATTTGAGAAAGACTGGGC